AAAAAAAAAATAGATGAGGACTTGCAGACGTATTTCCCGCACTCGTTCGATGATGCAGCAACAAAAGAGTATTACGACCAACTGAAAAGGCGTACTATCTTAATATTGCAGGATATAGTCGAGGGGGAAGCGAACTTAAAAACAAAGCAAGAAATCGAACGCCTTACAAATGAACTTATAACCTACATCAAGCCTAAATGTTACGAGGGTAAAGATAGCGTAGAAATCAAGTACGACAAACAATTTGAAAATATGTGCTTAGTGTTAAGCAAGCACCTACACGTTGACCCAAAGAATTACACCGTATTAGAGTTTTTCAACGCTTACGAGTACATGGAGGATGAGGTTAAAAGACAGAAACCAGCCGTTAAGGCATAATTTAGCCCGACACGGCTTTTATTTCTGTTTTATGGTAAACTATAAGGAAATATAATTTTAAGCCGTTAGACGCAAAATAAAAGATAAATAACTATGGCAACAGATACGAACCCTATATATTACAAAGATTTAGTTTCGCCAGACAACTCTATAACCGACCTTATAAGGCAGTTGGACGAGTTGTCAGACACCTATATGAACACACTTAAAAACATCAAGGGCGAAGCGATACAGCTTACAACGGTGTTAAAGAGTGTGAGCGGTGCAACAGAGGAGGGCAGGCAGGCAACACGCAAAGCGTCTGACGATGCAGACAAATTGGCGAGGGCGTACCGTGAAACCGCCTTTGCAGAGAGCGAAACCGCTAAAAAGATAGCAGAGTTGAAGCAGGCTACACGAGAAGCCAACGAGTTAAACAAACTCAACGTTAAGTTAGCACAATCAGCAGAGGGCAGTTATAACAAACTTTCCGCTCAATACTCAATAAATAAAATCTACCTTAACAACATGACAAAGGCAGAGAGAGAGCAGACGGAGGAGGGAAAACGGCTTGTAAAGCAAACGGCGGCTATCTATGAAGAAATGAAGCGTTTGCAGGCTGAAACCGGTAAACACCAACTTAACGTTGGTAATTACGGAGATTATGGCGCACAGTTAAACGCTATTAGCGAGGGTATAAGCGGCTATCAAAGCAAGATTACCGAGGTGTTGGGACTTAACAACAAATTCGGTCAGTCTTTTATCAGTTTAGCACAGAACGGCGGCGGAGCAAAAGCAGCGTTGGGCGCAATCGGTGACGGTGTAAAGGCGTTGGGTGCTTCGCTTATGACGTTAATGGCAAACCCTGTCTTTTTGGCTATTGCAGGCGTTGCAGCAGCCGGGGCGGCTTTTAAGTGGTGGTACGACTATAATGCAGGCTTAGCAGAAGCGACACGCTTAACCAAAGAGTTTACCGGATTGGCAGGCGATGAACTTATAAGCGTGCGTAATGAGATACAAGCGTGTGCGGACGTAATGGGACACGACTACAAAGACACCCTTTCAACCGTTGACGCTTTAATGGCTAATTATGGCATAACAGCACAGCAGGCGACAAAGGTCGTTGCGGACGGCTTCGCAAGTGGTGCAGACCTATCCGGCGATATGTTGGATAAAATCAAGCGTTATGCACCAATTTTCCACGATGCAGGTATTGGAGCGTCTCAAATGGTGGCTATATTGCAGCAGACCCGAAGCGGTATCTTTAGCGATAAAGGTCTTGATATTATTACAATGGCTTCAAAACGTATTCGTGAAATGGGTACGAACACGCAAGAAGCACTTTTGAGTATAGGCGTAAACGTTAAGGACGTACAAAGAGATTTAGCAACGGGCGCACGTAGCACATTTGACGTTATCCAAGAGATAAGCACTAAAATGAAAGACTTTGGAGCGGATAGTCAACAAGTCGGTTTAGTGCTTAAAAACGTTTTTGGAAAGAATGGAGCGGACGCAGGTATTAAGCTAATCGAACAACTCGATACGATGTCTACCAACTTAGAGGAGGTAAAGAAGCAGACAGGAGAGTGGGGCGAAGCACAGACGGCACAGATTAAAGCGACCGCAGAACTTAACGATGCGATGAGTGCTTTATTTGACGTAACCGACAAAGGCTTTGAGGGTGTTATTGATAACTTAAAGTTGACGGCTACAAAGTGGATGATTGCCGTTGTAAAAGGGTGCATAGATTTGGCGAATTGGTTTATAAAACTTTATAACAACTCTATCGTATTCCGTGCCGGTGTTGCTAATATAGTAACACAATTCAAGATACTTTGGGAGGTCGTAAAACTTGCCTTTAATTTGATAATAGACGGCTTTAAGAACTTAGGACGAGTTATAGACGCTTTTGTAAGTACCGTTCACGGAGGTTTCAAAGCCGTTACCGGTGCTTTGTCAGGCTTTGGCGAAGCGTTGGCAGGTATAGCGGCTTTTGACTTTGAGAGGGTAAAGAAAGGCGTAACAGAGATTAAGAACAGTGTTACAAATGGCTTCAAAAATGCGTTAACGTCTTTTGGTAAGGCAATAAAGGCAGGCGGTGACGAGGTTATGAAAGACGTGTTCACGTCCGGTAAAGCTATTGGCAACGCCTTTATCGAGGGTATAAACCAAACGGCAAGCGGTGGACACATTAAAGAAATATCTCTACCAACGCACACAGATGCGGAGGAGATAACCGAGCAACCGAAAGCGTCAACCGCTTATACGCCTATCGAGGGCAAAAAGAAAAAGGAGAAAAAGCAAAAGAAGAAGAAAGAAAAAGACCCGTTAAAGGAAGCAGAAAAGGCAGCACGAGCAGCAGAAGCAGCCTATAAAGCAGACTTAGACGCAAGACGCAAGGCAGAGGACGCAAAAATCGACTTAATGGAAGAGGGGTACGAGAAGCAGCGCAAGCGCACACAAGTACACTATGATAGGCAGGTTGAGGATTTGACGCACTCGCTAAAGTTGCTTAAAGCGACAGAGGTTCAAAGGCGCAACGACATAACAAGTACTATTGCAAGTTTGCAGCAAAAGAAAGCGCAAGTACTTGAAGAAATGGAGCGCAAACACGAGGACGATATGCTGAAAATTCAAGCGGACGCAATCAAGTTACGTTTGGAAGCGGTTACCAAAGGCAGCGAGCAGGAAAGGCAGCTAAAACTTGAACAAATAGAAATCGAACGAAAGCAGGCGTTAAGAGAGAACACGGCAAAGCCAAAAGACGAGCGACAGAGCGAAAGCGATATTAACGCAAAGTTTGACGCAAAAAAGAGCGGTATTGCTGACGAGTATATCAAAGCGCAATTAGCTATATTTGACCAACAGCAGGCTTTTGCAGATAGCGAATTTCAACTATTACAGACAACCGAGGAGAAAAAGACCCGTTACAGATTGCAAGCAGAAAAGGAACGCTTAAAAAAGATATTGCAGCTTAACGAGCAAGCCGGCACGAAGTTGTCTGATATTGAGGTTCAAACTATACTTAACACTATCAAGAAGATAGACCAAGAGACTGGGCAAAGTAAGAAAGACGAGAAGAAAGACTTGTATCAGTTGTTAGGCTTGAACTTGACGGACGGGCAAAAAGAAGCAATAGACACGTCTTTAGCTTATGCAATAGATGCGCTTAATGCGTGGACGCAGGCAGAAGTGGCAGCAGCAGAAGCAGAGGTAAAGCGAGCAGATAACCGTGTGGCTAATGCGCAAAAGGTGTTAGATAGCGAGCGTGAAGCACGTGCAAACGGTTACGCTTCAAACGTTACATACGCACAAAAGGAATTAGACCTCGCAAAGCGTAACCAAGAAAAGGCGTTAAAGGAGCAACAGAAAGCGCAGAAAGCGCAGGCAGCTATCCAAACATTACAACAAATCGGTAACCTTGTAACCGCAACGTCAATGATTTGGTCGCAGTTGGGTTTCCCTTGGGCGATACCTGCAATCGCAATTATGTGGGGTTCGTTTGCCTTTGCAAAAATTAAAGCGTTACAAGCAGCGAAAGCGCAAGACAAAGAAACTTACGGTGAGGGTACTGTTGAGTTGCTCGAGGGTGGTTCGCACCAAAGTGGCGATGATGTAGACTTAGGCACAAAGAAAGACGGCACAAAAAGGCGTGCAGAGGGTGGCGAATTTTTTGCCGTTATCAATAAGCGCAATTCAAGACGTTACCGCCGCTTAATACCCGATGTTATCAAGTCACTAAACAGCGGTACTTTTGAAGAAAAGTATGCAGATACGTTTGCCGGGCGTGGGTTGGAAATTAACGTAAAAGAAAGCGACCCAAATCTTGAAGAATTAAGTAACAACGTCCGTAGCATACGAGAGCAGAACGAACGCAAAATGTACCACGATGCAGAGGGCAACACGATTGTAGAGTATAAGAACTTAACACGTAAAATTAAGAAGTAAAATGATAAATCCTATTTATAAATTCTATTTGCGTTTAGGAAAGGCAGGGGCGGAAACCCCTGTCAATCCTATTTATAAAGATGATGTAACGCTTGATTACGAGAAAGAAGCAAGTAACCGTTTTTTTCGTGCAAAGTTAAACGGTAAGTTTACCTTTTTGCGTGCAGATTACGACCTAATAATGGGTGCGCAATTTGATACGATTTATATGCTTGTAGTTAAGATTTCATACGATTTAGGGCGGTCGTGGTACAACTATTGGGAGGGGAAATTCATGCGTACAGATTGCACGATAGACCCAACAGATAAAAGTATAACCGTGCAGCCGTCAACTATTGACGCTTATACAGATGTGTTGGCAGGTATGGAAAAGGAGTACAACCTTATAGAATTAGCACCCGAAGTTGATAGCGTGCTAATTACCAAACGCCCACTTATACAGGTGTACAAGTTAGGCGATAAAGTTGTATCGTGTTTCCTTTCTGGGTCTACATGGGAGCAAGACGTGTCAGAAGTGTGTGACAATGCGGATAAAATGATAAATAAATATCATTTTGCTTTAGCACATAAGGCGGTAGAGGTAAGCATAACAGAAGCAACCGACCCGGCTTATAATGGTGTGTACGTGTGCGATGAAGCCGTTGAGAGTGGCGACAGAACCGTGTACACGTGTAAGAGGAAAGGTGATAATAACTACATAGTAACGATAACCGCACTAAAGAACGCAGCGTATTTTGGTGCTATCGGTTCAATCGTATTGTCACGAGGTAATAGTGGTTATTCAGCCGTTGTGGGTAATGCAGCAGACAAAAACAATGAGTACACATTGACGGCTTTTAATGGCGGCAACGGGTACGCAAAAGCATACGTTAATGTTATACAGATATTTATGCGCTTGTTGCTTGATAAGCCAAAGATAAGCAACCTAAACACGTATGAGATACCGGCGGAGGACTTAGTCGACAACAACCGCAATTACAAATACGGTATAGGGTACAAAATGGGTAACATAGTTGTAAGTCTTGACAGCACAGACAAAGCAACAGAGTACGGCAAACGTGACGACGGGCGTTATTTTCAAATGCCATATATAACCGGTGTCGGTAAGTTTTTCCCCGTTGCAAAAAGTACTTGGTTAACGGCTTCGGTTTGGTTTCACTTTAATTTTTACGATGAGTGGTCAGAGTTCGAGGGGCGCACAAGCTACCTATTGCGTGACGCTTACGAGTTGGGAAGCTGTATAAATGTGCTTTTGAAACAATTTAGTGACGTAACATTTGACAGTAACGAAAACGGTTCAAAGTTTCTGTACGCAGAGCGTAACCCAATTAATAACGTTAAACAACGTCTATTCATTACGCAAAAAAGTAACATACTAATAGGCGAATACCAAGAACCGGCAAAAAAGGCTATTTGTACGCTTCAAAGTATATTTAATATGTTGCGTGACGTGTTCCGTTGCTATTGGTATATTGACGACAACAAAAAACTACACATTGAACACGTTAGCTACTTTAACAACGGTGGTTCTTATGATAGTGTGCCGGAGGTTGATTACGATTTAACCAAGTTGTACAACGTGCGTAACGGTAAGGCGTGGAGTTTCGCAAAAACAGAATATACATTTGATAAGGCGGATATGTCAGAACGCTATCAATTCGCATGGATGGACGATTGCACACAAGCCTTTGACGGCTACCCTATCGAGGTAAAGAGTAATTACGTATCAAAGGGCAAGATTGAGGACGTGAACGTGGGTAATTTCTCAAGCGACGTTGACCTTATGCTGTTAAACCCGGGCGGTATGAGTAAGGACGGCTTTGCGTTGTTGGCTACTGTACCGGCAACCGCTTTGTTTACAAACCGCTATTCTTATTTTGCGGAGTGGTACTCAAAGGACGGCGGAGAGGTTGACAAACAATGGGCGTTAAAGCCAGTAGGCGGCAAGCGTGTAAGTATGCGTGTAACATTAAGGCAGCATGACGGCACAATATATGCAAACAACAAGGCAAGCATAAGAGTGTACAAGGAAAACGGATACACTGATGTTATGACTATACAGGCACGAAATAACGAACAGGAGGTAACGTTTGTAATGCCTAATAATTGCAAGTACTTAACCTTTAATATGACCGGTTATAATGATGTAAGTATAGCAGGGATATGGGTTGAGGATAATTTGCGTGAATTGCCATTTTATCAGACAGAGATTGACGGGGTCACGTATGATTTGCAAAACGGCTATGTTTCGTTTGCCTTTGCGCAATCAAATTACTATGTTTACGACTTGCCGGCAAGCGTGGTTGAGATAAACAAAAGGCGTACAATCGCACGAGGTACAGACAGAAAGAAAAAACAATCTTTGTCTTTCCCGGCAGGCGATAGAGAACCACACCCTCAAAAGTTGGTAAAAACGCTATTAGGAGAGGGGCAAATTGAAAAATTATCTGTAAATTTGTCAAGTCGAATGATTAAAGCAACGTTAAAGTATGACACAGAACAATAATTTATCACCTTTGCCTTTCTATGAGAGCGAGGAGCAGCAAAACCACCGTAAGTCATACGCTTACGGTGCTATCTACAATTTGTTTGCGCCCGCTGACGTGCTTTTGCCTTTCCAAATCATAAGAAAGCACAGAGACGAGGAAGTGGCAGGCGTTAAGCTGTACAGACGTGACGGCAGTCTGTTTGCAGACATAACGGAGGACGTGAAAAGTGCAGGTTTAACCGTTGTAAATATGGATGAATACGATTACGATGTAATTGTTTATCCGGCTTACTTGCCACTTGCCGTTAACATGGAAATAGGCGTTTTCTACATGGAGTTAACAGACGGTGTTCAAACATGGGTTAGCGAAATGTTTACAAGTGTAAGCACAACGAACGGTTATGTACGTGTCGAGTGGTGGGATAATGAAGACTTTGTCTTTGACGGAGGGCGTATTGTTTACCAAGGTGTGAGATACCACAATGTGTTATATCTCAATACACAGATAGGCAAACCCGAATATAAGTTTGAGGAGGAGGGCGAAAACCGAGACGGCTATTTCTTTCCCGAAAAGCAAATATCCGAAAAGGTTTATAAATTTACCTTTGCCGCCCCCGAGTATCTTTGCGATGCAATGCGTTTTATCCGTATGGCTGACAATGTGCTTATAACTGATGAGATAGGCAGAGAGTACGATTGCGATACGTTCTTAATTACGGTTAAGTGGCAGACGCAGGGCGATATTGCAAGCGTTGAAGCAGAATTTGAAACGGCAACCGTAGCGAAGAAAATCGGTAACGTGTACAGAGAGGAAACAAAAGGGAGTTTTAACAACGATTTTAACACAGATTACACACAATCTAAATTATAAAGATTATGGCAAATTATGAGGAATTAAAAAGAGCCGTTAAGCAAGTTATAAAGCCTAACGGAGTGCAAGAAATTACGGGCGAAATCTTGCAGAACGTGTTAGTTAAGATGATAGACACGTTTGGCGATGAGTACAAATGTAAAGGCGTTGCCGTTACGACTACAACCCCGCAAGTAAGTGGCAAGACGCTTTATTTCGCTTCAACGCCGGGCGTTTACGCAAACTTTGCCGGTTTGTCTGTTGTAAAGGGTGAAATTGTTGCCTTTGCTTATGACGGTGCAAATTGGACTAAAACCGTGCTTGTTGATGCGTCTAACTTTGCAACGGTTGAGTTGTTGGGCGATTGCGATGTAAGTGCATTGAACAGCGGGCGCACGTATGATTTAAGCGAAGCTATACAAGCCGTTCCCGTTGATAGAAGAAAAGGCGGTCTTGTGTTGAAGTTCGTAAATAAGGACACAAGCAAGTACGATGTATATTACAACGTAAACGAGCAATGGAGTACACAGACGAGCGACTGGATACCGCTCATCTTGTTGCCATTCATAGCAGAAATGATAAAGAGTTTCGGAAATCTTCAAGGCGTGCTTGACGGTACTATACAGATACACAACGCTTCGCCAAACGGAGAAGTTAAGCGTCTTGACACCGTATTGTCAGAGTTGGAGGAGAAAGGCGAAAACGTTTTTAAGAACCGTTTAGCGGTTAGTTTCATTGAGGAGAAGTTCGGTAAAAGAGCCGTTTATTTCTGCAAAACAAACACGTTTTCAAATAACGTAGATGATTGGAGCAAAACACCCGCAGGCGGTGCAGGTGGTGGTGTTTCTTTGCTACCTTTTAACGCTATTGTACGTAATGTAATTGTATCGCTATCTACTGCAACAGAGGGAGAGATTGTTTACGATGAAGTTAAAAAACATTTCCTTTGTGTTGCAGACGGTAACTATTGTGCGGCATGGATAGAACAAGAAACATACGGCACACCAAGCAATAAGGGCGTAGAACCCAAAGAGGGCGTAATTTACTACTATCTCACGAACGGCAGTGCGTACACGTGGAAAGACGGGCGTATGGTGCAACTCTCAACCGGTGGCGGGAACGATTTGCCGGAGTATGTACAGCAGAAAATAAACGAAGCTATGGAGTACTCAAAACGTATCAACAAAGGCGATAAGGGAGAGCCGGGAGAGAAAGGCGAACCGGGTTATTTCAAGTTGGTTAACCACGGCACAAACGACACCACATTTGCGTTAACGCCTAATACGATGCACGTGTGGGGAGAAGTGCCACGCTTAACGCTTACCTTAGCACCAAACCCCGACAACAGATTTGTTGCAGAGTATGCTTTTCAATTCACTTGCCCGGCAGCGAGTGGCACAGAACTTTCTTTACCAAGTTCTTTGAAGTGGATAGGCGATGTGTTCAACCCGAAGAAAGGGCAAACATATCAAGCGTGCATAGTAAACGGTTTTTTAATTATGGGAGGAACGTTATGATTTTGTTTGAGAAATTACTTACAAAAGAAGCACAAAAACCAAAGTTTGTGCCTTTTGATGATTTAGAAGCAAAACGTGTATGTTTAGAGAATTGGGATAAGAATGGTGACGGAAAATTAAGTATAGAGGAAGCAGCCGATGTGCGTTATATAGGGCAAGTGTTCACAAGTAATAAAAAGATTGTAAGTTTGAAAGCATTACGTTATTTCAAAATACAAGATTTAAACAATGACATATTTCGGTGGATGACAAATTTAAGAGAGGCTTGGATACCTCCAACGGTAACACATCATGCTTATCGAACCTTTTTAGATTGCCCAAATATTAAGAAAGTGGTGATTTTAAGTGAGACACCATTCACAAGACGTGATTTTTTCAATGTAAACAATAACTTTGATATACCTTCAGATTTAAAGGTATATGTACCAGATATTGCGTTACCAAGATACAAGGAAGCGTGGAAAAACTTTCCTTATCTATCCAGGTTGCACCCTCTTAGTGAGTATGAAGAATAATACTCACTTAATAGTGTCTTATACGTTTAATCGAAAAAATAAATTTATGAAACAATACAAAAAAGGAAACAACACCTATAACGGTGTTTATATCGAGGTCGGAGGGGTTAGAATTATCAACCCAACAGACGAAACGCTTAAATCAAACGGTTATGAGCAAGTAGAGGAAGTGCAGATAGAGGAGCAAATGCTACAAGCTGCAATAGATGCAAAGGTAAGCGAGATAAAGGAGTATGATAGTAGCGATGCGGTTAACTCGTTTTCCCTTAATGGTCTGTCGGTATGGATAAACCGAGAGGACAGAATTGGAACACGTAGGGCGATTGAGTTAGATATTGCGAACGGACAGACGGATAGCGAAATATGGCTAAACGGCTTCAAACTCGTTGTTAACTCTCAATTAGCGTTGCGCCTACTTGATGCGGTCGGACATTACGCTTACAAGGCGTATAACGTAACACAGGAGCATATCGCAGCCGTTAAGGAGTTGCAAAGCGTTGAAGCGGTAAACGCTTATGATTACAAGAAAGGCTATCCCGATAAGTTGGTTCTTAAAACGCAATAGTTATGACAATATTAGTTTTAATCAGTGCCGTTATAATGCTTTCTTATCTCTCTGTAATGGGTTTTAAGTATGGCGTTAAAAAATTTGTAAGTGATAACTACTACATAGGGCGGCAATCGTGGTTATTTTCGTTTGTAATCGGTGTTGTTGGTGCTTTACTCTTGCCCCCGATGTTAGAGAAAGGCGGTAACTTTGGTTTTTTAGCTTTGTTTGCCGTTTTTGGTCTTATGTTGGTGGCAGTAGAACCACACTACAAAATAGAGAAAATGCACTCAATCGGTGCGCTAATGGCTTTAATTTGCGGTGTGCTGTGGGTAATGTCATTCAAACCTATATTAGTAGCCTTTGCCGTTGTATTTTGGTTTGGTTATAAAGTTCTGAAATTTCCAAAGCCTTACTATGTCGGTGAAGTGTTAGCATTTTTGTTGATATATATAAGTCTTTTATTGTAATATGTTAAATAGATTAATATCCTTAGAACAAAGTAGGCTTATAGTAATAAGCACCCTTTCCCCGGTGCTTGCTTACTATACCGCTACAAACTCATATATTTACGCCTTAGCGATTGTTTTCGGTTTCAATATATGGGCAGGTATGAGAGCGGACGGGGTGGCAATTAAGCGTTGTCGAAACTTTAAGTTTAGCAAGTTCAAAAACGCTTTAAGTGAGTTCTTTCTGTATATAGCGATTATATATGTCGTTTACTCTGTAATGAGTTTGCAGGACGACAAAGACGCTTCTCTGTTAGTGGTTAAAACATTAAGTTATATCTTTGAATACGTGTACTTGCAGAATGCGTTTCGCAACTTAGTTATAGCGTACCCCCGTCGTATGGTATTTCATATCCTTTACCACGTTATACGCTTAGAGTTTACCCGAGCATTGCCCGAGAATGTAAGAGAGATAATCGAACGTTACGAGCGAGAACACCCCGAGGAGGTAGGAATTGATAACAAAGACGATAATGTAAAATAGTTATGGAAAGAAAAGAATTAGAAACGTACATAAAGACGCAACCATGTAATAGAAATATAAAGTATTTAATCGTGCATTGTTCAGCGACCCGCCCCGGCGTGGTTGCTGATGTTGAAGCGATAGACAAATGGCACAAGGCACGAGGGTTCAGCCGTCAGACTGAAAGCGGTCACTATTGCGGTTATCATTTCGTAATTGCACAAGACGGCACAATCGAGGTCGGGCGCACGCTTAACGAGGTAGGCGCACACGTGCAGGGGTGGAACTCAAACAGCATAGGAATATGTTATGCCGGCGGCTTGAACGCACAAGGCAAGGACGAGGACACACGCACACCGGCGCAAAAAGAGTCCCTTTTGTGGCTTATCTCTCAATTAGTGAAGAGATTTCCAAGCGTTCAAAAGATAGCAGGACACCGAGATTTCAGTCCCGACAAAAACGGCAACGGTGTGATAGAACATTATGAGTACTTAAAGGCGTGTCCGTGCTTTAACGCAATTCCCGAGTATAAACACCTTATAAAGAAGTAGCGTATGGGTTGGTTCTTGAAAATTAAACGCTATGCGTATTTATTTGCGCTTATAGCGTTTATCGGTTTGTTAGTGGCTAATTGTATAGGTTGGAGCAAAGCAAGCCACTACAAAGACAGAGAAGCGGCACAACGTGCAAACGTGGGTGTGCTTATGCAAGACGTTGAACGGTACAAGGTAGACGACAGCCTTAACGCTGTGCGTGTGCATGGTCTTTCTCTCACTGTTGACGACTTAAAGAGGTACAGAGTAGAGGACGCAAGCCTTATAAAGAAGTTAAGCGCAAAGAGTAAAGACGTAGGCAGCGTGTCGAGTATGACAACGCAAACCGTTACACGTATTAAGACACAAATAAAGGATAGTATTAGATATTTGCCGGGCGATACGGTTTACAAAGTCGATACATTAAAATGTTTGCACGTGTCGGATAAGTGGTACACGCTTGACGGTTGTATTAATAATAAAGGCGGCTTTGACGGCTTGCTTACAACCTATGACAAAATAAAGATTATAGAAACCGTGAAATATAAGCGTTTTTTATTTTGGCGTACTCATAAGGTAAAGAGCAGAAAGATAGACGCTATTAGCTTAAATCCAAACACGGTTATAACAGATGTTGAGTTTATAAGCATAATTAGATGAATGTACTGCAATAATGTTTATGTAAATCGAAGCGGGCGTGTCGTGAGATACCCCCGCTTTTTTCGTTTTCGCATTTTCACGCCCGACACGGCTTTGTTTTTATCTCAACCTAATAACTACACCTTAGAGCAATAAAAAGCCGTTAGACGCAAAAACTCTCCAAAATAACTAATTATACCGCTTAAATTATTTGTTTTTATTAAAATCTATTAAAAACAAGAATATTATAACTAAAAGTTTTGGTACTTAAAATAAAAGTGCTATCTTTGCAACGTGTTAAGGAAACAACACAACCGACAGGGCGGTTACTCTGAAACAACAAAACAATAAAAACAATGAAAAAGCAAATAACACTCACTTATAGCACGACAGTTATTAACAAGAACTTTCGTTTGAAAGTTAAAGGCGTTGATAACAACGGAAACAAACTTAATAAGTTGGTAGGTGTTAGCGGTTTAATCTCTCTAATAGGCGAAGAACTATTAAACAAGTTCTTAGACCGTGCTTTTGCTTGTATGGACGATGTTTGTGTATGCAAGTTGCGCAGAGGTTTGAAAGTTAGTTTTTATGTAAAGTAATAAACAATAAAACATTAAGCAGTATGAAAAGAACAAATGCAAGTATTATCGCAGAGACAGCACAGAAATTAGACGGTAAGGTTGATTTCTCAATGATTAGGTACGACCAAAACCTTATATCAGAAGAATATAAAGAGCAAGGTTGGGTTAATGATATACAATACATTGGCAAAAGGTACGGTGTATATTTTTACACCTCAAAAATGAAACTCGAATCGTCTGTAATGGGAAACGAAAAAGAGGAATTGCCTACACTTGTAGGAGTAGACGGAACGTTGAGATTATTCTTAATCAAATAATATAAGACAATGGAAGTGACAACAACATTACAGGCTGATATGATTACGGAAGTAATTAATAACGGCAATCTTACAGAAATAGAGTACATTCTTTCAGTAAAGGAAAAGGCGTTAACAAACGCTATTGAGGTAGCAGAGTTTAACAGAAGCATAGGAAACAACGAGTTTGCAGAAGTTGAGGAACAACGAGCAAGGAGATTAAAAAGAGATATTGAAAGATTAAGTAAATACGCAATGAAATAAGAACCCGACCGGGCGGTTTCCCGGTAACATTAAAACACTATATAATTATGAACACTTATAAAAAGTATTGCCCAAACGTATTTGTCGCACAATGTACAGAGCAACACGCAAAGGGCGAAATTATCGAGGTACAAACCAAGTACGGCAAAGTTAACGAATGTGTCGTTTATAACAAGGTTGCAGAGGGCAACGGCTTTTATTACTATTCTATTGTAAGGGCGGACGGCTTCAACGCACAAGAACGAGCAAAGGCAAAGGCGGAACGCCTTACAGAAGCAGCACAAAGACAAAGCGAGAAAAGCAGCGATTACTTTGCCGCGGTTTCAAAGAATGATGATTTTTTAAGGCTTGGAGAGCCTATAAAAATAGGACATCATTCAGAACGCCGGCACCGCAAGATGTTTGAGGACAAAGACCGCAATATGCGCAAAATGTGTGACGCAATGGAAAAAGAGAAAGATTACAAAAGACGTGCAGAGTATTGGGCAAAGCGTGAAAATGATATAAATCTTTCTATGCCGGAGAGTGTCGAGTATTTCGCACACAAATTGGAGCAAGCGACAGAGTACCACGCAGGACTGAAAAGCGGTAAATATCCAAAAGAGCATAGTTATACGTTAACCTATGCGAAAAAGGAGGTTAACGACTTAAAGAAAAAGTACGATATTGCGGTTAAGTTGTGGGGCGAAAATGCAGAGTAACGAAATAGGGACACCAAAATGAGCAATACAATTAATTATATTAAAAACTTATGCCGGGTTTCAGAGGGCGAAACCCGGCAAATGTGGAACGAGTATAAAAGGCGTTCAAAGGTGGTACAATTAACGCCTATTAGGGAGGTGTTAACAGACGAGGAAATAAAGTTCATATTAGAGTACATCAGACCGAGAAAACACGAGTGTTACAGAAATGCACACGAAGCGACCCGCATATTAGGCGTTAAGTACGTGGAGAGGTTCGTTGAGGTTGTCGGCTTGCCAATAGACCACGCATTTAACAAGCGAGGTGACAAATATTTTGATGTAACGACAGAACTTGTGCTAAAAGAACAATGTAAAGAGTATGTCAGTACGTGGGAATTAGAGGGGTTAGAATGTACGAGAATATCGCTTATAACGGGCGTTTATGGGAGTTACGGGCGTTTCCTTTTTGATGAGATATTAAAGCGTAGAAAGGAAAGGCGCAAACGCAAAGACAGAGAACGGCACAAACTTAACAAGGTGTTGAAGCGTTATACGGTTGAATGGGACTTGTAATAAAACGCCCGGCGTGTGTATGTTAGCACATTGCCGGGCGTAACGCAATAAACCGAGAGCGAAAAGTTGGTATTGCGTGCTGCAAAATTACGCATAAAAAGGGGTATTTTGAAAAAAATACGTGAAAAATTAAAAATAATATGCTTTTTGTTTTGGTAATTAAATAAAAAATTATACCTTTGCATTGTGTTAAGGTTAACACACCGACTAAGCGGGTACTTAGAAACAAAAATTATAAGACAATGAAAACGAAAAAGAACACCTTTTGGCAGCGCAAAGCAACGGCACAGGACAGAGTAATATTTGCAGAAGAAGCAGCGTGCAGATATAGCAATTATATAGAGTGTGCGAATAAGATGTCATTAAGGGCGTGTATCATTGATTTGTTTAATTGCTTTCGCATTAAGTGGACGAGTAAAGACATAGCAGCTTCAGCGACTTTGGCAATGCAGATGTTAAACGTAAAGGGTTAAGACTATGATGTTATATATAGATAAAAACGTAAATAAACTCGCAGAGGTGGCAAATTGCCCCTCTGACGTGGTAAGCCGTAAAGTAGTAGAATATATCGAGGATAACGGCTTAATAGATTGCCCGGAATGTTATTACGGTTGTTCGCTATTAGATACGTTTGCAGAACAAGAAAAAACGCCTATTGTAAAGGTGTGCGGGGTCTTTCCTGCAATAGGTATAAATAAACCTACTTACAGAGAGTTTGAAACCCTTATGCAATGCGTTTTGTTTGGTGACGGAGATTGCCCGGATTGTGGGGGTGAATGCGAGGTAATAGACGGAGAATATAGAACACACCAACAAGACCGAGACAGTGAGCCGGAAACGGAAACTATATGGGAGGAAAAGCAGTGTTTAAGCTGTGGTAATAGATTTTATAATTAATCAAATAAAAGTAATAATTATGTTGAGAATTAACGAAGCAATCGCACGAGCAGAGCGAATGGGAAAGAAAGTGTTTAAGAAAGATTTAGCGGCTTTGTTGTGGTCTGATAGCAGTGTCAACGCACAGCAGGTTAATATGACTAAATTGGTAAACGGCACATCAAAAAAGGTATCTATTGAGTGGGTAGAAATCCTTTGTCGTGAACTAAATTGTACCGCTGACTATTTATTCGGTTTAAGCAATGATTAAAAGATTTTTAGCCGCTTTGCTTGATAGTAGAAAGCAATTGCGATTTATTAGAGCCTTTTTGTTTTACATGGGTACGTTCTGTTTGCTTTGTTGCTTTGGTAACTTTTGGCTTTTGCCCTTGGCGTTGGCTTGTTACGCAGGAATTGCGCTTGTAAACTCACAAATTAAGGACGAGGAAGAAGAAAATAACAATTAATTTTACAAAGATATGGAAACAAAAGAGAGCGATTTTGTAATACCACCTTTTGATGGTGTAGAGGTTGAGAATAACGAAAGCGGTGCTTTTGAGTTATTGCCCGGCGTAACGGTTGAGGAAATGAAAAGCGTATTTTTCGATACAGACGCTTTGATTGAACCACCTTACCGTGTATATCAGCTTAATAGCAAAGGACACCGCTACTATTACCGCTTTAACGAGCAAAACGAGCCGGAGTTTTATCCAAGTGTAACCACAATTTTAAGCCAAACTATGCCGGCAAATCCTTTCCTTACAAAGTGGATAGCAGACAAAGGATTTGAGGAAGCAGAACGCTATAAAATGGAGCGTGCAAGTTACGGCACTTTCATGCACTCGCAGTTTGAAAAACTGATTATAGAACGTACTTACGATTTGGACGGCTTGAAAACCGAGTTAAAGACGTACATAGACGTTAACCACTTGCCGGAGGACTTTATTCACTATGCAGACGAGTTGAAAAAAGATGTACTTTCGTTTGCGCAGTTTGTTCTTGATTACGATGTAAAGCCGTTGGCGGTCGAGATTGCGCTTGTACACCCTACTTACAATTATGCTGGTATGCTTGATTTGCCGTGTACAATGTTAGAGAAACCCGGCAGCGATAAGCGTATAACGGCAATAGTTGACTTTAAGAGCGGTCGCAAGGGCTTTTGGGTTGAACACGAAGTGCAGCTACATTTGTATAAAATGATGTGGGAAGCAAATTACGAGCAACACCCTATCGACAAAGTATTTAACTTTGCGCCTAAAGATTGGAGGAAATACCCTACTTACCACCTCAAAGACCAAACAGACAGTACAGAAGCAAAGAAAATTCCTTATCTGTTAGAGTTGGCAGCTATCGAGGACGCAAAGCGTGATAATAATTTCACGGCTTGCAACGGTTTTATAAACCTTGATGATAAAGACTTAACACCTAATGTTATAAGTTTAACCCTTTCGGAGTTGGTAAAGACAAAGGCAAAGAAAGAGGAAACAGCACCAACGGAGGAAGCAGGGGTAAAAGAACAAGATTTAACACCGGTTGAGGCTTCAAAAGTTGAGGGCAATAACGAACAAGGCGGTAAAAATACGCAAAAAGGCAAATTAAAAGCCGTGTCAACGCCTAAAACTGAAAGTGTGGTAAATATACCACAAAAAGAAAATAAAGCCGTTAAAAGCGAAAATACGGCAAAATTACTCGATAACGAATTAGATATGTAAGCTATGGACGGAAGAATAAAAAGACCAACACCCGACAAAAGGCTTGCTTTGCCACGTATAGGCACAATCAAGGTCGGCAAAAAGGTAGTAGGAAAGAACGGCAAAGAGTACCCAACAAGTACAGACTATTTCATACCGGGTGGCAAGTACGCCGGTATGTTTACAAAAGCGTTTGGCGACAAACCCTCAACTATACAGATAGTTTTCCCCGACGACGACCCGTCAAAGGTGTGTGCAGAACGCTATGAGTATAGAGACGACGCAGGCGGTTTGGTTGCGTATGGAGACGGGCAAACGTTCAACGTATGGAACGGCAAAACATACCAAAGCTACACAATAGAGCAATATCCAAACCTTATGCAAGGAATAGCGCAAAAGCACCCTAATAGGGCGGTAAGGGCAGGCTATGACGGTTGGAGTGTTACGCTAACTTTAACCTTTGTCGTGCCGGCTGTGCGTGGTGTAGCAGGCGTGTGGGCGTTTACCACGAAAGGGGCGGCAAGTTCTATCCCACAAGTACGCAACGCCTTTGACGCTGTGCTTGAAAATAGGGGTTTTGTGCGTGGTATAATCTTTGACTTAAACGTCAAGTTTGCTACAACACAGAAGCCAGGAGATAATAGCCGCTTTCCCGTTGTGTCGTTAGTTCCTAATGAGAGCGAGGAAAATGTTGCAATAGTTAAGCAAGCATTTGTACCAATTAACCCGCCCGTTGTGGGTATTGAACAAAAAAAATAAGAAAATATTTTGTTTGTATAAAATAATTTGCTACATTTGCACCGAGATAAATTGTAATTAAGATTGTAGGGTTTCCAACTGGGGCTGCCTATGACACCTCCGAACTTATATGTTCTTTCTTGCCCCGGTTGGTTTTCTTTGAGATTAACAAGCACTTTACCACAACAAAGTCGCTTAAAAAATATAATAGCTATAATTTAGCACCCCCGCCTTTGGAATGTGTTGTGGCTTCCATTGGCGGGTATTTTTATTTATGAAAGATGAAAATTATATCCTCGTAGCAGGGTGGATGAGAAACCGATTAGGGTTAAAAGGTACGCAGTTGTTGCTTTATGCAACTATATACGGATTCAGTCAAGACGGAGAAAGTTTTTTTGACGGTTCAACCGAATATCTTGCTGAAACAGTAGGGGCAACAAAAGAGAGCGTACGGCAAAACCTTATCAAGCTATGCGAAAACGGTTGTATCGTAAAGCGTACAGAGGTAAGGCAAAAAGTTACATTCAACAGCTATGCAGTTAATTTTGGGGGGGGTACAAAAATTTTGGCGAAAGAGCCAAAAAATTTGTTTGAGGGCGACCAAAATTTTTGGTCTAATAATATAGATAATAATAATAAAGAAGAAAATAAAGATAATAATATATACGCAAAACCAAAAAAAAGTGTTTATGACAAAACGAAAAAGACGTTAATGTCAGAAAACCCGGTATTAGCAGATATTAATTACGTCTTAGAAAAATTCAGTTCAGAAATTTATAAAGACATTGATGTTGTATATTATTATCACGCTGTTATGGATTGGAGCGAAAGCAGTAACACGAAACGACATGAAAATGGTTGGATTTCAACAATGCGTAACTTTATGCGAAAAGACCGAGAGGAAAACAAGTTACATTTGAAAAACCAAACCACCATGCAGCAAGGCGGCAAAGTAAACATAGAGGAAGCAATGCAATATCTTAGTATGTAGTTATGAGTAATGAGTTAACAAAAACAACAACAAGTAAACCCACATTAATGCGCAAAGCCGCTTTAATGTTGTACCACCCACAACCGGGTGTTAAGGCGGTAGAGATACGCCGGGCGTTGGTTGAAGTGCCGGAAGTCTTTGCAGGACTTACCAATGTAGAAAAGAGTGTTTTTGTAGCAAGCACAAAAAGGCAATTACAAGAATACGAGGACAAAGAGGAATTAGTCCGTAACGCTCGCACGCTGTTTAGATACATAGCTATGGACGTAGGCTATACGATACCTACTAATGTAGCAGATTGGCAATACACACAGACACGCCTTTTAGATGTGCTTTGTACGTACTTTCCACAAGTGACGCTAAACGACATTAAAATGGCTTTTGAACTTGCCGCCGTTGGAGAGTTAGACCCATATTTGCCACGAGATAAGAACGGCAAGGCAGATAAAAATCATTACCAACAGTTCAACGCTGATTATTTCTCAAAGATATTACGAGCCTATGAGCAACGGCAAAGCGAGGTAATTTACAAAGCCTTTGAGAGCATACCACGCCCGGCGGTTAACGCAATAGAGAATAAACGAGCGACAAACAAGTTCAAACAAAAACTTATATACGCTTTTCTGTATTACAAGTATAAGGGCGTAATGTGTGAATTAAGCGACACGCAGGAATTTATGTGTTATATGTTGCTTTCAGATTGCGGTCTAATTGAAACAGAGATAACCGAAGAAGATTTGCGGTTATCAATGTTAGAAATACGCAGGCAGATTGCAATCGGTTTTATAAAGCCTTTCCAAGCTGGAAATATTCGCATACATGGAGAGCAACACGAATCAGTCAAAACCGGCGCATACAAGTACGCACGACGTAGGGCGTTAATTAAGTGCTTCGATACAATGGCAAGGGAGGAAACGCAAATAACAGATTATGTTAAGTTGGGAGGTTGTTATGAAGCGTAGGTGTATAAATTGTAAATACGGTTATAACCCTATACCGAGCAATAGCCGTGATGATTTTCAGTATTGCGGCTTTGGACTGAAAGACGGTGCAGTACTTGTTGGCGAATTTTGCCCTATGGACGGAAAGAAATTACAGAATTTAATTAAAAAAGTAAAGTAAAATGAAAGATATTACATATAATTGGACGTTAAAGGACGCACAATTCACGAAAGACAAAGGCACCGTATTTAGTTGCTTTTCATGTGGGGGGGGCAGCACAATGGGTTATAAATTAGCAGGTTACGATGTTATAGGCTGCAACGAAATAGACCCGAGAATGATGTCTATATATAGGGAGAACCACAACCCAAAATACAGCTTTTGCGAGCCTATACAAGAATTTAAGAAGCGTAAAGACTTGCCCAAAGAATTGTATAATTTAGATATTTTAGACGGTTCGCCCCCGTGTAGCAGCTTCTCAATATCCGGCAATAATGCAAAGGATTGGGGTAAAGAAAAGAAGTTCAGAGAGGGGCAACAAAAACAAGTTCTTGACACGCTTTTCTTTGACTTTATAGAGTTGGCGAAAGAATTGCAACCAAAGGTGGTTGTGGCTGAAAACGTGAAAGGCTTACTAATAGGCAAAACGAAAGACTATCTAAGAAAGATTTATAAAGAGTTTGAGGGCGCAGGCTATTATTGTCAACATTTCCTCCTCGACGCTTCAAAAATGGGAGTACCACAAAAAAGGGAGCGTGTGTTCTTTATCTGTTTAAGAAAAGATTTATCAGGTAGCTTTTTGTATCAAAAAGACCTTTTTACAGAAGTTCCAAAAATAGAAATGAACTTTTGCCAAAAAGAGGTAACGTTCGGAGATATTGAGGATAAGGGAAATTTTGAAAATAAATTATCAAAAAGGAGTGCGCAGTTATGGCAAAACAGAAAGGAGGGGGATTGCGACTTGGCAAATGCTTGTGAAAGAGTTTACAATAAAAGGGCGCATTTTAATAGTAGATACGCTTATAGGGGCAAAGTGTTAAGCACGCAAACGGCACACATTGAGGCGAACGTGTCATTTTATGAACCACGTTTTTTGTCAAACAAAGAAATAATAAAAGCAGCGTCTTTCCCTAAAGATTATAATTTTTTGAAGTGTCGCCCGGTTTATGTCTGTGGAATGAGCGTGCCGCCCCTTATGATGTATGAGATAGCAAGTAATATTTATAATCAGTGGTTAAGTAAGTTAAAGTAATATGAATAGTAAGGATTTCTTTAACAAGGTTGCTTTGATGAGACGGCTTCAAAAAGAGTATTTCAAAACACGGAGCAAGTCGACACTTTCAGAGTGTAAAGCAATAGAGCGAGAAATTGACACAGAGATAAAGCGTGTAAACGCTATTATTCAGACAAAGGAACAAAATTTATTTATGTAAATTATAGCAGTATGGAAAAATTAAATTTAATGACACAAAAGGAAATGAACGATACCTTTATAGCCGCTTTTGAGGGTATAAAGGGAGTTTGTGACAAAATTACAACAGGCAACGTATCTCACAACGTTGCTACAATTCGGTGCAAGTGTGTAGAAATGTTGCAATTCTTTGAGGATTGGAACAAACATATACCAAGTGCAGTTGATGAAGTTCTGCAAGGTATAAAAGATTTGGAGTGGGAAGAAAATCAAACTTTTGGTTTGATAGCAAAGACAGAAGTAAACCTTTATTGCATAGAGGAAACAAAACAAGGTGTTTTTGTTTACACGCTGTTAATGTCTGATTTTTACGAGCAAGTTCCAAGCGTAGAGGAAGCGAAGCGATTAGCAAACGAGAATTACAGAGGAAAGATAAAGCAAATATTAGGTCTTTAATTAAAATCAAGTAAGATATGGAAACAAAGAAATTAAAAGTTAATTGCGTTATAGCAATAGACCCGGGCGCAAGTAACGGGGGTATTTGCGTTTATAGACCCGGTTATAATTTAGAGTGCGTGCGTATGCCAAAAGATTTGCGACAGCTTCGAGATTTCATTGAGTACTACAAAGGCTTTACCAACCCTATTGTATTTGTCGAAAAGTTAAGCATACGCCCCGATGATATGGTTACGAGTACGGGCGAAAATAGGGGCAAAGTGTTTCGCATACAAAAGATGTTAGCCAACTTTGAACAGATAAAGACGGTTTTAGACGTGTTGGACGTGCCTTTTGTGCTTGTACACCCTATTAAGTGGCAAAGCGGCTTAAAGTTACGTATTAAGGGGTCGCACGAGGAGAAAAGCGCACGCAAGGCACGTTATAAGCAAGTGGCAAAGGAATTGTACCCGCTTACTAATGTAACGTTGTGGAACTCGGACGCTATTCTTATAATGCACTATGGGCGTTTTATGCTGCAAAACGATTTAGATTGGGTGTTGCAGAACGTACCGCAAAGGGCGAAAGGCTTTTTATTTTAGTTCTAAGGGGCGATAATTGTAAAACCGTGTAATTTATGGGCAAAAAGACTTTAAGCCAGCAGGCGCAAGATTTCGATAAATTAACCTTTGAGGAACTTTGCAACGTGTGTCGTAACATTGTGGAGGGTGCAAAGGTTACAGAGGATAAAGGCGTGCCTACTTTTGCGGAGTTCTTGAATAAGGTTAGGCAGTTAAGGCACACGCAGAAGCGTGCGACCTACACGCCTAATCTTATAGATAAGAAAGAACGGCAAGAACGAGAGGTTGACGACATAATACAACGTTATTTCAATAGTCAATTAACCCTTTTCAAAAGAAAATAAAGAAATTCGCAAAAAAAATACTGAAAAGTTTTGGTAATATAAAATAAAGTATTATCTTTGCAACGTGTTAAGGAAATAACACAACCGACCAAGCGGTTTACTTGGAAACAATAAAACAATAAAAAACATGAAGAATTTAGTTAACACAGAGAGTTTCAAAGTCGTTACAGTTGCAGATGTTGAAGCACAAGTAAAGGCAGAGTTAACACAGAACGGCTTTATCGTAGTTGAGGATAAGGCAGCAGCAGAGCAATATTTTAAGGACAACTTCGAGGAGGAGGGTTACGTTGGTAGCGAAACCGCACAGCAGTTCGATATTATCAGCGAGGTTGACGGCGGTTGGGCAACAACGACAACCGTTAAAATCGAAGCGCATTATATTGACGCAGGTTCTGACGATTATGTTTATACCGTAACAGTAACAGAAGATTAATATGAGCGACACAGCTTCCCGGCACACAATGAGCCGGGAAACTCTAAACGACCTTTACAGAAAGTTAGAAAACTTTTTGGCAGATTTAACGCCGGAGGAAGCGCAGAGCAGCAAAGCGAGTTTTACAGAAATATTCACGCTTATACATCAGAGAATAAGACAAACCAAATAATAACCGGGAGGGGCAACCCTCCCACAAAGAGAGCGAAAAATGTATATTAAAAAATTGGAATTGCTAAACTTTCAAGTAATTAAGGAGTTTAGCGCAGACTTTACCGGTAATGTTTACTTTATAACCGGCGACAACGAGTTGGGCAAATCAACCCTTTTGAAAGCTATTGGTGCTTTGCTTACCGGGGAGCGTGACGCAGTTTTGCGCAATGGAGAAGAAAAAGGCTTTGCCAAAATGGTTGTCGGTGACGACGGCAACGAGTACACCGTATCTTTGAACTTTACAAAAGCAAACCCACGTGGAGTTTTAAGCATTAAGGGAAAGACGGTACAGAGTAACAACGTTTCAATGTTGCAGCAGCTATTTGGGTATCAAAACTTTGACGCTGTGGACTTTTGCAGTTGGTCAGAAACAGCAGAGGGCAGGCGCAAACAAATTGAAGTCGTTAAATCTCTATTACCAAAGGAGGTGCAGAAACGCATTGAGGAGATAGACGCAGAGGTTAAGGAAGCAAAGGAGGAGCGAACACACCTTAACCGAGATATTAAGAATTTGGGCGCACAAGTTAAGGCGGCAAAAGAGGGGTTACAGCCGGGCGACATTACCAAGTATGGCAGTCGCATTGAAGTTACCGAGTTGCTGGAGCGTCAAAACGTGCGTGCGCAATTAGACGCAAAGGCGCAGAACGTACAATCAAAGTTAGAGGAACGTATCTCACAGATTGAAGCGATACCGGCAAAGGAGAAAGAGAGTTTGCGAGTATTTAACGCCGAGGTAGAGCGTATCGAAAACGTTTTGAAAGGAGCAAAGGCGGTGTACGAGCAGGCAATCAAAGACGCAAAAGAAGAGTACGACCGCAAAGTACGTGTAGCCACGTCCGAGTGTTCAGACGCAAAGGAACGTTACGATAACGACATCGAGCAGTACGACAAAGAATTGGAGGAAGCAGAACGCCGTAAGGCAAATTGTGAGAAGTGGCTGCAAGAATACGAGAGCAACAAAGAAGACGTAGACGTTGCAGAAGAAATCAAGCAGGCGCAAGTACACAACGAAAAGGTGGCACAAGTCGAGGACTACAACAAGCGTGCTGAACAACTTTCAGAGGTTGAAAGCAGTTACAACGAGTTGGGCGAAAAGGTAGACACTTTGCAGAGTGAACGAAAGGAACTTATCGAAAAATCAGAGTTACCGATTGCCGGTCTTTCTTTCTCCGATGAGGGGTTGACGCTTAACAACGTACCTTTTGTTGACGGTGTTGTTTCTGATAGTCAGAAAATGGAGGTCGCAACAAAGCTAATAATTGCAGCAAACCCAACGGTTAAGGTTTTCAGAATTGCAAGGGGCGAAAGTTTGGGCGCAAAGCGTCTTAAAGCGATTTTAGACGTTGCCAAACAAAACGGTTTCCAAGGCTTTATCGAGAACGTGAAGCGAGGACAGGAGGAAATGCAAGTCGAGGAGTACACAGAAGATTAGTAACCCGGGCGGGGTTAATTGCCCCGCCTGCAAAATAAAAACTATGACGAGCAAAAGAAAACAAAAGAAAGAGCAAGCGAAGCCGGTGCAGGCAAAGCGCAAAAAGTGTGTAGATGATTATACGGTGCGGGACTTGCTTCAAACAAGGCAGTTTACCACGAACGCACAAAACATTATAAAGTCGTTAAAGAGCGAGCGCAAGGCGCAAGCTATAAAGGCAAACATGGGCGGAAACGAGTTAAAGCGACACCCTATTGACTATTTGAATTTAACGCCGGTTGAGTTCGTGAAGCAGTACGCGGCAATTTTGAACAAGAACAGCGATTTGTCAGCAAACGCACGCTATTTCATTAAGGCGGTAGGCGATGATGCAGCAAAGCGCACAATTAAGCAACTAAGAGAGCATGAAACCGAGAGAAATGTCAGCAACTGGAGTAGTCAACAATAAAGGCGGTTTATCTCTCTACATGGGAGAAATCAACGAGTTTCTGAAACTACATAAGGGCGAACGTGTTACGGTGCGTTTCATTGTTGCACCCAAAGGCAGCAGCGAAGCATTGAAAGGCTATTATTTTAACTATGTTGTACCAACTGTACGCCGGGCGTTGTATGAAACAGGCGAACGCCTTACAGAGGTGCAGACAGAAAAGTTTTTGCGTGAACAAAGTCCCGTAATGTGCGTTGCAAATTTTGATATATCAACAAGCAAGTACACAACCCATATTAAAGAGATTGCAGAGATTGGAAACGCTGAATTAATAGAACATATCGAGTTTATAAAGCAGTTTGCAGCAGAGGAACTCAATACATTTATTGAAAACCCTAAAACAATATGAAGATAGAAAACATAAACGAAGTGTTACAATTAGCGCAAGAGTTTAGACTGTTACAAGCGTTTAATCGTAGGTTGCACGATGAGGGTATAATTAGCGTGCAAATCAATGGGCAAGACGTAGAGATTTCAGACGAGTTGCGCAAACGTGTTCGCAAAGACTTAATAGAGGAAGTTAGAGTGAAACGGGAGGAGATAAGAAAGAAACTTGAAACACTCTAATTATGTTTTGCAAGTGTGAACGTAGACCACGATTTTATCCTTTGTCAACGTGGCGTATTAACCGTTATAGATACACCCCGAAAGGGTTTAGCCGGGTAAAGTGTTTGCGTTGTGGGTGCGAGTGGTTGACACGCAAATCATACGCAAAGAAAATAAAGAATTTAGATTTAACATTAGATTTGTAAATTATGCAGTACGAAACAAAAGACGTTTGTTTCTTTGATACAGAAACAACGGGTGTACCCGCAAAGGGTTTAGATTGGGAGAAAGATTGCAATCAATTTCCCTATGTTGCACAATTAGCGTGGCTTAAAGACGGCGTATTGAAGTCGTATATCATTAAGCCAATAGGGGCAGACGGAAAGCCTTACGAGATACCCGAAGCAACGACAGAGATACACGGTATCAGTACAGAACGAGCAATGAAAGAGGGCGTACCGTTTGAAACGGTGGTGCAGGAGTTTATCAAAGATTGTACGCTTTCGCCTTTGATTTGTGCGCACAACATCTACTTTGATACGTCTATCATTAAGGCTAATATCATGCGCTATTTAGGGCGTGAATATTACGACAGCAAGGCAGACCAAGCACTATTCAAGGGCAAGCGTATCGACACAATGATGAAAACTATTAAGTTTGTCGGTGCGTGCTTTGCAGACGGACGCCCGGGCAAGTTTCCAACGCTTGAAGAATTGTACGCAAAATGTTTTGAGGGCAAGACGTTCCCGGCACATGACGCAGGCGAAGATGTAAAGGCGTTGGCGGCTTGCTTGCCGGTATTGGTTGAGTTGGGTTTTGTTGAACTTGCACAAAAGCAATACGATGAGGACGGCAAACCAAAGAGAAGCACCAAGCGAAGCACACGAGCAGCCGCCCCGGCAATCAAAAAGACAAAGATTGTAAAGGCAAAGGCTATCTTTGACGATGAGCCGGTAGAGTTACCAAAGTCTAATCATTACGAGGGAGAGGAAACGAAGTCGACTACAACCGAGAAGTCAACTACTACACAACCCGTTTCAAATCGTAACGCTTTGTTAGAAGAGGAGGACTTTTAATTATGGTTAATATTATATTAGGCTTTGTTTTATGCTTGCTAATTGTGCTAATATTGCTTATCTTTGTACTCATTAATGCAGTAGCAGAGAGAGAGGCGCAAATAACAGATGAGAAAGAGATTGCACAAACGTTACTTAATGAGTGGTTAGAATTGCAGTTTGAGAACGAAACGAAAGAGGAAAGCGAGGAGCGCAAATTCTACACGCTTATAGATGAAGCGGCAAAGTTAAAATTAAAAGTAGATAGAAAAGACAACCCGGGCGAAAGCCTATAAAACAAAAAGATATGAAAGAAACAAAAGAAGTAACAGAAGTAAAGAACATGCCTATCCCAAGCGAGAACGCATTTTCATTGAACAAGGTTAAGACCCTTAAAGACGGAGGTCTTGACGTTCATTACGAGGTAGTGGAAACAGTTGGTAACGAAGTTTACACCAACAAGTACCATATTGAGAGCGCAAAGGACATACACCCCGATTTGCGCAAGCTGTTTTCAAAGTTACGCCCGATTATGGGTCGTGTGTTCAACATTACAAGTTTCAAGACGCTTGTAAGTACAGACGAGTTCAAGGCAAGACCGGCGCAGGTTACTTTGGCGGAAGAGTTTGCCGAGCAGTGTTTGAAGAATATTGAGGTACGAGGTATCAGCCTAAGCGGCAAAGACGACAACGTGGGTGTTGTGCTTACCGGTTTGTTTGAGGTTGCAAACGGTCATAAGTCGGCTATCAACACACCACGCCTTAAACTTGAAAACGAAACGTGGGGTTTTGAGGAGGAACTGGAGTGCATTATTGCAGACATTGAAACCGAGGTGTACGCCTTTTTGTTCAAGGGCAAGAAAGCAGAACTTTCTCTATTTGGAGAGGGTGACGACGACCAAACAGAGGGTACAGAGGAGCCGGAGGAAACACCGGAGCCGGGCGAAAGCGAAAGTTTCTAACAACATAGGCGGGGTTAATTGCCCCGCTTATAAACTTTGAAAAAATGGCTATTCTGATAGAGGACATAGAATGTTACAAGTATGCGAAAAGTAAAGGTTACGAGCCTTTGACAGATAAACGGTTTGAAATGCCTATAAAGGTGCGTATAGATGTGCAGCGTTATTTATTTGGTGCAGGACACACGCCGGCAGAGAACGAAAGGTTTTACCGCTATTGTTGGGACTTGTACCCACATATCTGTGAAGAGTGTATGCGCCCTTTAACGCAATTTTCAGCCACCTATATATCGCACATTCGTACACGTGGCGCATTTCCCGAAGCGGCACACGATGTTAGAAACGTTAATATACTTTGCTTCAAACATCATAACCAATGGGAGACCGGCAACCGTAAAGCGATGAGGATATACCCGGGCAACGTGCAGACTATCGAGCAGCTAACAAAAGAGTATAACGAGGTTTGGAAAGATAAAACTATCCTATGAGAGTAAAACGAAAAACAGATTATAGCGAAATTTCAAGGCGTAGCGTCCGCTCTGACTTTAAGCCTTATAATCGTACCCCCGAAAGGGAGAAAGGGCGACAGACGCAAAAACAACCGCAAATAAATGCAGTTAGGCGTATAGCGTTTGTTAATGAGAATAGCGGATATTATAAGTATCGCAATTTGATATTAGGCAAGCAAGTGCGGTTAATACGTGAAGCGTCTGTCGGTGGTTGGTTCTGTATGTTTGTTTTTGACGAAGACCGCCGGGCGTTGAATAGGGCGGCAGATTGGAGCGAACGCAAAGACGAGTACCTGTTGGACGGTGTAAATTTTAAGTAATTATGAACGATAACACAATGGGCGTTTTGATTGCTTTAATCAATGCCTTTTTTATTTATTTAATCATTAAAGATAAGCGCAAAAAATGAAAGCAAGTACAGGTTATAAAATCGTGTTCTATACGTTTGTAACGTTGACGATTTTATCTTATATTCATTCAGCGGTAAGCGTTGTTAAGTTTTTAATCAATCTTTTTTAATATGGCAATAAATAGGGTTACACTTTTGGGCAATGTAGGAGGAGACCCAAAGGTTTATACGTTCGAGAATGGAGGGAAAACGGTGTCTTTGTCTTTGGCAACATCTACACCAGAGTATAAGAGAAAAGACGGCACAACCGTGCCAGAGCGTACAGAATGGCACAACGTAGCGTTATTCAATTCGCTTGCAGACGTAGCGGAGAAGTTCGTACATAAGGGCGATAAACTCTACATTGAGGGCGAATTGCGTTACCGGTCGTATGAGGACGAAACGAAAATAAAACGCTATGTAACGGAGATATACGCTTCACGTATGGAGTTGTTAACACCAAAGCCAAAGACGGCAGCACCACCACCTCCACAACCAACAGCAGCACCGAAAGGCGTAATTAACAGAACGCAGCCGGCAGCACCTCAACAGACAGACCAATGGAACGGCACGGTGCCGCCTAACAAAGAGGAAGACGATTTACCATTTTAACCAATAGGCTATGCAGATAAACATCAAGAAAGATTACGATGCAACTAAACACGAAGCCTACAAGGCGTTAACGGTTAAACAACCATACGCAGACGATTTGGTTAAGGCAGCTTACAAAGATATTGACGGTAACGTGTACGGTGTTAAGAGTATCGAGGTAAGAAGCAAACCCACGCAATATCGAGGGCGTATTTTGATTTGTAGTAGTCAAAAACCAATCATACCTGGTAAAGAAAGCGGTTGTATAATGGGTTTTGTCGAGTTGTACGATATTAAGCGTGTAGAGGATTTCACGCCCGAAGATTGGGACAAAACGAGAATACCAAGAAGCAAGCGTGCAGAGATAAAGACCGGTTACGGTTGGTTGATGCGCAACCCGGTGCAGTGCGTGGAGTTGCCAGTTAGGGGGCAATTAGGTATTTACAACGTTGCTTTTGATAAGGGCGATATTGTAGAGTACCCACGAGTTTGCAAGGTAAGCCGTGAAGATTGGGAGTTGCTACAAAAGACCGATAACAATGTATGACAGAGTAAAGAAGATAATTAGCCGTACAAGCGTTTTAATTTCATGTGTCGAAGCGATGAGCAAAGAACTACAAGGAATTAAAGAGTGCGAGGGGCGAAAGTTAACACAGAACGAAGAAGCGTTGAGCGAGTACGCAAAAGTTATGCTTCATAACCTTTACAAGGTTGAGAATTACGCAAAGACAGCGATTAACAAAACAATAAAAAAAGAAACTATGACAGAAGATGAGTATTACAAGCGTTCAAAAGAGATTGAGAACGAGCGTACCGGCTTACTGTACGAACAGAAGCTATTAGATGCACAGTACATCAAAGAGTTTGCACCGTTCAAACCCGACACGAAATTAAAAGTAAAACGCAAAGGTAGAAACGGGTCTTTTGTGTGTTGGGTTAAAGGCTACCAAATGAGATATAACAAACTTATGCTATTATACAACAAAGCAAAGTTAGACGGTGACCGCTCTATGCGTGAAAACATGGACTTTATGTCAGATTTGGAAGTCGAGGAACTCAATGAGAAGTAAAGTATTTCATACCGGGCGTTTAGGCGTATGCTTTTACGCCCGTAGCACGTGGCAACATAGGGAGTTTTTAACGCCGTGCGTATCTGTAAGTTGCCTAAACGACAAAGACGCTTATGTTGATGTAGAATTACGTGCGTTATGCTTTGGCGTTGGGTTTAGAATTATTTTCCTAAAACATTTGCGAAAAGAAAAATAATACCTTATATTTGCAAGTAAATTAAAATGATATGGAAAAGCGATACGAAACATCAGTTTACAAAGTGGGACAGCTTCAAGACGAAGCACCGCTATTTGATTGCGAAATAGCAAACGTAGCTATTACAGACAACGAGCGTGCGGAGTTTGTCGCAATCGGTGAGTCGGAGCGATTAAAGGACTTGTTTTCAAAGTGTGGATTTGATGGTGACGTGTAGCGAAGTAAAAAACGCAGGCGGTTGTTGCCCGGGTTGTGAGTTGTTTATAAATGGCGATTGCCCCGAAGCAGCAGCACAGAACAGAGGGTTAAGAAAACGCTTGCAAAGTATAGGAGATAAAGAAAATGAAAAATAAGTATATTTTCAAGTTTGCCGACAACGGTGTAATAGTAAAACACGACACTTTGGATGTTATCGAGTACGGAGAGGGTAGGCACAGAAATGCGCCAGTTGCTTTCTACTTGGGTACAGAGTTGTTGGGAGACATAGAGGAAGCGGTAAAGGACGAAGAAGAAACCGTGCAGGAGTGGGAGATAGAGGTCGTCATTAAACCGAAAGAGTAGCCAGCATAATGTATATTTTGTATTAGTGTTTTTCATTGTTTGCCCGGAGCGTTTAGATACGCCCCGGGCGTTGGCGTTCTTATAAGAAACGCAGAAAGGCAAAAATAAAGGCACGCAAAAGGCTAAAATACGACAAACGATAAATTACACCACAAAAGAAATAAAAGGCTTTAGACGCAAAATTAAACCAAAATAACCAAAATGAAAGAAACCGGAGATATAGAAATAAAGTTTGTTTCCGCTAATCTTGTAGAGTACAACGAGGGGCAAATCGAGGGCGTACCCGAAAACTACATGATACGCACAGAGGAGCAAGAAGCAGAATTGCGCAAAAGTGTTGAAGCGTTACCCGAAATGACGGTCGCACGTGCTGCAATGGTGTACCCGCTTAACGGTAAGTACGTGGCAATCGGAGGAAACGGACGAGTTAAGGCGCAAAAGCAGTTGGGCAAAGAACTAATACCGGTTATATTGTTGCCCGAGGACACACCGGTTGAGAAGTTGCGCCGTATGGCTATGCTTGACAACGACATCAAGGGTACTGTCGATTGGGAAAAGGTTGCCCGAGAGTGGGACAAATCAGAGTTAAAAGAGTGGAACGTTGCCACGCCCGAGGATTGGGATAAGGCTATAAAATTAGACGTATCAGAACAAAAGGAGCGTGCAGAATATGAAAAGAAAATGCAAGAGTTTCGTGAGAAGTTAAGCACCGGAGAAATAACGGAAGACAACGAGGAATATCTTGCATTTATAGAGAAGTTCAAGCCAAAGAAAACGACCGATGATTGTTATACACCGCAAAACATATATGACGCTGTTGTTGATTGGTGTATATCAGAATACGGAATAAAGCGCAAGGACATTGTAAGACCTTTCTATCCGGGCGGAGATTACAAAACGTTTGATTATCCAAAGAATTGCGTTGTATTGGATAACCCGCCTTTCTCAATATTAGCAGAGATAATGAGATTTTACAAAAAGAACGGCGTTAAATTCTTTTTGTTTGCCCCTACTCTCACTTTGTTCTCATCTTCACAAGATTGCACGGCTATTAGTTTAGGCGTAACGGTTACTTATGAGAATGGAGCAAACGTAAATACATCATTTGTCACCAACTTAAACGGAAATGTTAGATTTAGGTCAGTGCCTAAGCTGTACAAGGTAATTAAGGCGGAAAATGATGTTAACCTCAAAGAGATTAAGAAGCAACTACCAAAGTACACGTACCCTAACAACGTAATGACAGCGGCAGCACTTGCAAAGCTATCAAGGTACGGAATAGAGTTTGAAGCAGAAGTGAGCGAAACGCACAAGGTAGACGGCTTGGATAGTCAGAAAGAGTTGGACAAGTCTATCTTTGGAAGTGGCTACCTTATGGCACACTATAAAGCAGAGGAACGAGCCGAAGCAGA